GGTTGCCTCGATACCAGTACCCGGTTTGATTGTAGGTGGTGCCGGTTTCGCTGTAAGTAATTGCGGGATCACTGAATGTGTACTGGGTGCGGTCCTGGCGGACAGTGACGGAACGCAACAGTTTCGGTGCGACAGTTGACCACGAAACTTCACCAACGTTGAGTGTTCCGCTAGCAACCTTTATTGCTGTACGAGACTCACGTTGGAGGACTGCGTTACCTCCGCTCACAACGCCCAGGAAGAGCTTAGGGGAGCCCCCGTTGTTTAGGCGGGTAACTCCTTTCACGAGGTCTGCGGCGGTCGCTGAGGCGGCACTGATGAGATCTGAGGCGTAAGCAGGGACGAGAGTGTCAGTGAACCGAGTCAGGTCCGCACGAAAAGTAGTACCGGACCCTGAACCCCACCAAACAAACTGCCCATCAGCTTCCAGCTCATACGCTTCGCCACCCGTTTCAATGACCGGACCAATCGTTATCCCATTCGAGTTGGTGTCAATGAGAGAAGTACGAAACCCTTTGTTCGTGGCGAGACACAGCACAGGACCGTACACCAGGATGGCGTTGATACGTTCACCGCGAGGAAGTTCACCGGCAATAGTGGGAGTGGTGAGAGTACCGTCAGTTGAACTGACCCCAATGTGATATACGGCTCCCGTTTCTTCAGTGTTCGCTGCCACATAAATGCCGCCCGGTCCAGCATCCACATCCACCCACGCACTTGAAGCCAACGGGAGGGAATAGTCGAGAGAAGAACTGGCTTTCGCTCCGGCAGCATCCAGTTCGTAAATAGCGTTGCCGTCTGCCGCAATGACGCGCCCCGCAACAATCTTGATGAGATTCGGATCGAGTAAACCGAAAGACGAAGTTGTACCGCTACCGATTACGGATTGTTCCGCAACGATAACGCCGTCGAAACCGAGATAGACGTTCGTCCCGTCGCTGGTGATACTGGTCGTGGTTCCCCCGACAGTAATGGTGGTCCAGGTGGGACTCGCAGCCGCAGGGTTTGAGGAAAGGTATAGGCTTGTGCCGTTGGCGACATACAAGTATTCGGTGCCAGCAGCATTAACTACCCGCTGAGTGATTATGTCACCAGTGGTGAACGATGGTGTACTCCCCCCGGTTTCGGTGATGGGGAGAAGTGCGATCTCTCCTTTCGACCAGACATCAACACCCACAGAACTGTTGAAACGCCGACGATCACTGTCAGCCAAATCAAAATGCGTTTGACCAGCACCATACGTCCAATCTGTTTGGGAACGAGTCCACGCCCCACTCGTATCTAAAGCGTTCTCACCAGCTTCACCACTCGTGTCACGCTGCTCACGCAACGCCGGAACCGTAGTACGCCCATACTGGCGTGCGTCCACAAGATAGGACACACCATCCAGTTCAACCGGCAACGATTCCGAATTAAAACTCACGACGAATATCCGCTCCATTGAGCGCTCGCCCGCACAGCCGAGTTACGCGTCCACAACTGCGGGTACTGGGCAACAAGGCGACCAGACTCAGCTTCGACACGGGCACGGCGTCTTCCCATCAGATCACGAAACGACGCAGAAATAGCGCCAGGTGGCACTTCGTCACCCATGCGGGACGAGCCTTGAGCGTCAAGAAACTCTCGACGTATCGGTGTCGTTGTCATCAACGCCATACCGGCACCCAACGGGGGAAGATCGTATGCAGTAGTTGCGATCCCCACATCTGCCAAAGGAGTAGTGCTATTTGCGATGGGAGTGAACGGCGACTTGTACATCACGGTCACTGTTTGGCCGGGCCACGCACCACTGTAAAGAATCAAAGCGAGCCCACTAGCGAACGAACCGGTGTCACGGTTACGACGCAGCCGCCACGACGACACCTGCGGTTCAGCAGCCTCACTCCCAATGTCGGCATACGTTACCGAATAGATCGAATCAATCTCGGCGGAAGTCAACCCCACCAAATCGTAGCCATCCACCCCGCCGTTGTAGGTGAAGCTCGTGGTTTTCATTTGGAACAACCCCTGCCCTGGGGCAGACAAATCAGCGAGGTCGTCGTTGAGGGAAGAAATGATGCGATGAGCTGGAAACTTGGGGGAGACACGAACAATGTCATCAGTTTCATGGGCCGCTGGTGCTGATCCCCCATATCCACGCAGTACATCAATAGTTGTCGAAGTCACTTGAAGGACATACATCAACTCGGCGTTTAGTTCGATGACGACGCCTTTGACAATAGAAGATGCATAGCCTTGAACGATTATTTGTGAAGCCCCTACTCCCACATTTCCAGTAAGTACATCCAGTTCCTCGACGTAGCCCGACAGGAGCATGTCCCTTGTCGAATCAATCCATACTTGTGCTGTCATCAGTTACTCCCGAGGACAATGTTGAGGGCCGCCTCTTTACGTTTCCGTCCGCCTTTAGAAAGAACCTGGCCCGCTGTGATTTCGTGCGACGTGCCCGCATGTTTCTCCAAATGGGAAGACCCGTTAATAGCACGGGGCTGCAAACCCTCAGAGCGGAGTCGCTTATATGCGGCCATGTCTGCGTCTTTGTTTTTTTCATTACGTTTCGTTGCCCCTAAATCAATGTCGCTTCGCGAAGGAGTAGCCGACGGAGCGAACTGGATGTTGCCAAAGTATTTGCGGACAACACCTTCACAACCCTCACAACTCTCATTGTGGGTTTCGTCCATCCCGTGACGTACGTCGAGAGTGAGTCCACAGTCAAGGCAACGGTAAGTGTAAACAGGCATCAGACTCCGGCTCCGACATCAATCGAGTATCCGTCGGCAATTAGTAACGCTATTTCTGTGGACGTAAAATCCGTTGGGGACGCATGTCCCCCATATATCCATCTTGTCACAGTGCTCCAATCGGAGGGGGGGAACGTCTGAATGGAAGTGTTCTCAACAATTATCAGGTTCGTTCCCTTTCTCTCCATTGCGTAATGCCGTCGCAACGCATACGCCAGACGGGTCGCTTCCTCAGGTACCCCTACTGGGGGGAGAGTCATTGTGTATGGCATTTCGAGGAGGGTGTACACGGGTTCTTCACCCATTGTGGTGGTGCAGGTAATGGTGCTTGGGAGGACATGCCATTCCCGTGTCGGGTCTGGGACAGCGCCGGTGCCGCTGATGCTGTTGGCGATGACTTCGACTTCGGGGGTGGGGGCGGGTAGTGCTGCGAGCCCAGCAATCGTGGCGGGTGCCAGTAAAGCCCCGGTCAGGATCGTTGGTGCAGGTACAGCACATATGGCCGCTATGCCCGCATCGACATGAACATAGTTGGCATCAATATCGACAGCCGGTACCGCTGCCACAGCAGCAATAGTTGAAACAGATACCGTGATCGGTATTCCACCCGTAGCTGTGATCGAAGTGGTAACAGCGACCGCAGCCGGGGTAGCGACAATCAGATAGGAGTTGCCTGAGATTAGGGCTTGACGGTAATCGTAACTGTTTCGGTACGCTTGCCCGGATTGCCGGTACTCGAACTGGAAATCAGTAGGAATGGCCGCCGTGCACGCAATCGTCGCAGGAGTAATAGTCGTAGGCGTCCCATAAGCGACGCCTGATGCCCTATATACAACTCCTGATTGACGATATTGCGTTGCCACAACCCATCTCCCTAACCGCTAAGTGATGCCGATTCGGAGTCCCCTACCCGTGTAGCAGCAACAGCTTTGGCGATACTAATAAGGGCAGCAACTCCGGCAATGCGCAGGGAGTCATCCCAGGCGGGGCCGGGGATTGCCATAGCGGCAACCCAGGCTTGAGCGAACGTGGAGATTCCACGCTCTAAAGAATCTTTAATAAAACGCTGATTGAACAATGTCGTTCCTTTTAAGTTGAAGGCGACCCCATGTGGAGACACCGCATACTCCATCTGGAGTAAGTCCTCTGGCTCGCTGCCAGCGGACTAGTCGAGCTTTCGTGTTACGTCCAAAAATACCATCTGGGAACGCACCAATGCGTTCCTGCATAAACTTTACAGCAACCGAACGTGACCCCTTCCGAAGTGTCCCAGGGAACGGCACCAAACCGTCATCAGGTTCTTTCGGTAAAACCATTGTGGGAATATCTGTGACCATGCGCCGATGAATCATCCCCCTCAGCTCAGGCATAGAGAACGAAGGATCAACTTTCCTAGAAGTCCATTCCTTGTGACCCAGCACTGTGGAGTCGGGGTTCCATTTGTGTCCGTCGCACAGAAA